ATCGTGACCAGGGCTTCCTTTTTGGTTGCCGTAAGCTGCACGCTGTTCATCGTGACTGTACGGGCCTTGTTTGCAAGGATCGTGTAGTCAGCCAGAGTGAGGTGGCTTATGTCGGTGAGGTTGGTGGTCTGGAGGTAAGAGTCCGCCGTAGTACCGATTGAGACTGTTTGCTCAACACCAGTCTTGGCATCCCAGACACGGACGACTGTGGTTGTGGTGCGGTAGATAGCGACCACATAACGTTCTTGTTCGTCGCGAAAGATGGGAAACCATTTCGCGTTAGATGGCACATTGTTTGCCAGCTTTTTGATGAACTGAGTAGGTGGCCGTTTCTTACAGCCGAACGTAGGGTCAAGATATGCGTTAGTAGCCTCCCGGACTTGACCAGGGAGCTTGATCGGGTCCGGCTGCTGTGAGAGTCCCCCGAGGAGGTTAGGGACTACTTGTGAAACTGCCGCCATAATTACCTATTGATTACGTTGAAAGGAATGTAAGAGAAGTATTCATTTCCACCAGCACGGTCATTCAAGACTGAGTAATCACCTTGATTAACTTCGTATTCCATACATGCAGTACGTGCCAGAGCCTCTTCCCGCTCGCTATATTTAACAACTTCGGTAGAACCTACAGCTCGGCCAGCGAACAAGTTGGCTGCACGAACGGCGATGTATTGCTTAAAGACTTCAGGAATATCCTCAAAGTCAAAATACCAAACCACCTTTGCATAGAGTTTTTCAGTGAACTCATAGGTGTGGTTACGCTTGTCATAAAGCTTGCCGCCACGAATGATCGGCTCAAAGTTGGCCCAGTAAACAGAGTCAATAGACAGGATGTTGTCTGGGATAAGAATGTTTTTGTTGCTATCTGGTGTGAAAGGATAGTCTTGTTCTGTGTTAAACACCCAGCCTTCTGATTGCAGGCTATGGGACACTTCATCAATAATGCCGTCAGCGATAGCCACCATCGGATTAGTCGAGGTGATGCTAGTTACTGGTGCCTGACCAACATTGGAAAGCACAATGTTGACGGCCTGCAATTTAGTTAGCTTGTGTGTTGTTGCCATAATTATCTAGGGATGGTGAACCCCGAGGGGCCAAATAGGCCCCAAAGGGTAAATAAATTACTTGGCTTGGAGAGAACCAGCAACAGAAGTGCGGAGAGAACCCACACCCATGCTGAGCTTGCCGACAACCAGATCACCTTGATACTGGACCCGGAAGGACTCACTAGTGGTCTCCACAGTGGGAGCAACAGCTTGCACCACACCAGCCGCTTCAGAGTGGAAAATCAATCCACAGCAAGTAGCGTTAGCGTCGGTGTAGTCATTATTTTCGCCAGTCACCGCAGTGTTATATGCGGCCATGAAAGGCAGGTTGTTGGACTGATACAGACGGATACCTGCAATGGAATACAGACCCTTACCGCTGTTCATGTCGCCTTGGGTGTTACCAAGGTCGCGTTGCAAAATGTTGGTGTCCACGCTAGAGACGAGGCTCATGTACTGCCGTGGAGACAACACACAGGCACGCCCTTCTTCAGGAGCATTGCGCTCAGAAAGGGTGGCAGCAGCAGAGAACAGGCCATCAACGATTGCCTGAGCATCGAGTTGCTTACCGGAGCCAATAGAGACCTCGAAGCCACCAGGCTCGCCGGTCACCACAGAGGCTTCACGGGAAGCCATATCCAGGACGCGAGCAATACGCTGGTCATAGAATTTGGCGAGTGCCTCACCGATCTGCTTGGACGCCTCTTGGCGAACCGAGATCTGGCTAAATACTTCATCAAGCGAATAGAAGAACTGGCTGGAGATGAGCAGATCATCTGCAACAATCGTCTTCTCATTAACTTTCAGCGCAGCGTCAGCCAAAATGGGCTGGCCAGGCGTATGAAAGCCGCTTGAGAGCTGGCCTGTCATCAAGAACTGCTTCGACTTACCTCCAGAGAGGGTATAATTGCGAACCAGACCTTTAAAAATCGAGGCTGAATTGAACGAATTATATACTTCGCCACTGAAGAGTTTAAGGCTTGTGGCGTACTTATTAGCGAAAGTATTGGACTGATTACCATTGACCGCATTGGGCCTGGTAATGAAATTCATGTTGGTCATTATTTGGACCTAAAGTAAAGTATGAACAAGTTGCGAATCGATTCTGGGAGTGAGGATTTGACCTTCCTCGAAGGCTTGCAAGCCCACAGGTTGTCCGCCGCAGCGGGCCTAAGGGCAAGTGCTGAGGGGGGAATCGAACCCCCCTACGATCACCAGATTCAGCGGGTGTACTTGACACCGCGATAGCAGTAGGTCTTCACCTTACGTGCTTCTTGCATTGTCTTCACCTCATAGGTGAGCGAGAGGCCCCGTTCCATGCCGTCTCGTGTCATGCGTCCTTTCGGATGAACGGAAGGTTTGTAGTTACTTTTTCTTCTTTTTAGGAAAGCCAGCCTTCATGTTGGCGTAGGCCTTCTTAGAGATGGTCGAGTTTTTCTTCGACCGACTCGTGCCAGCCTTTTTACGCTTGTTGATGTTGCGATAAAGGCTCATTTTTTCATACCCTTTTTTTTCTTACCCTTGGGCTTTTTATGGCCGTAATGTCCAGGCATTTTAATTAAAGAGATCAGGTGAGTTAGCTACACGTGCTTCCACGTCAGCTTGGAAGGCGGTATCGGTGGCGTAACGCGGATCAGCAAGGTCACGAGCAAGCTCGGCGTTGCTTCTGTATGGCTTCAAACCAGGCACAGAGGCCTTTCCAGTCACCATCTCTGCTTCGTAGCCAACAGCCGACTGGTAGCGGTTGGCAAGGGCTTCTACAGCGAACCTGATTGCAGGGAGGTTGCCACTGTTTGTGACGCTGTTAAATGAGTCAATCTCTGCCTGCTCAAGATTTTGAGCGGCCCAACCCAGCATGTCGCCGTAGGCCTCTTTACCACCAACACTGTCCATGATTGCCTGTTCTTCACCGGCTTGGAGCTGGACCTGTTGTTGATAAGACTCAGCGTTCTTCTGGTAGAAATCGACGTAGGCTTTGATCAGATCTTTCGAGTCCATCTTCGATAGCTCGTCGATGGCAGCCTCACTTAGCTGACCGTCCTTGACATACTCATCAGCAGCACGCCGCATCACAGCGTCATCAGCAGCCTCTTCTTCGGGCTCTGACTCTTCTGTTTCAACTTCGTCTTCATCCTCTTGCTCACCACGGCTGAGCTTTTGCTCTAGCTCTTGGTAGGCCTTCAGCAGGTCGTCCTGGCTTTTGAATTTACCCCCGATCAAGTCCGGGTCTTCATTGCCAAGCTGACGCTGCTGATTCTGGATGTCAGCTTCTTGCTGCTTGAGTTGTTCTAGTTTTTCAGCTTGCTGCAACAATGCAGCTTCCTGAGCTTTTTGTTCGTCAGTCAGCCCTTGGGGCGTGGTGTCAAAAGTATCTGAAGGCATTAGTGCTCAATAATTTTTACGGTGTTCAATCGAGGCCTCAGCCGTTGTTGTTGGCTGTGGAGCCCAGCATCGACCTCTGACCACGTGCTGATCTTTGGTTTGATCGTGTGATCGATTTTTTTTGGGAGGCTGGTTTCCAGTTCCTCCGCTTCCCATGCAGTTTCGTCTTTACCCGTGTATTCACCCTTGGGTGAGCGGGTCCGGCGGCGTGGGCTCTTGGGCGGCTGGTCCGCCTTCTGATTGGGCTTGTTCGGCATAGTCGTTCATAAGACGTTCAGCCATTGGCGATTTGGCGAGCTGGCCCATCTGGCCCATCATTTGCTGCTGCATCATCTGCTGCTGCGCCTGCTGTTGCTCAGCCTCCATCGTGGCTGGGTCTTTAATAAGGTTGAGAGTGTCGATACCGCTAGCCGCAGCTAGACGTTTCATCAGCTCAAGTGGATTGATGAATTGGGTAAGGGCTTCTGGGCCTAGACCCTGCGACACAGTGGAGATGAACTCCATCAAAGCGGCACGATCTTGGCCGCGACCAACACTGCCGAGACCGGCAACGATGGTGGGAGCCACAAGGTTTTTAGGGAGTGATGGCAGCTTTTTGCTGCGAGTCATCACGTGCAGCTTCCTAGCAAGGTAGGGCTGCAAGAGCGCTTGGGTGAGTGATGTCCACAATCCTCCGAGCTGTTCGTCCAGCTCCTGTTTAAGAATTTGGAGTTCAGTGGCAGTTGTGCGCTCAGACTTCCGTGGATTCAGAATCAGGAAGGCATCAGACAACCGGGTGGTCAGGTCTCGAATCATCTCGATGACTGACCGCATATCTTGAGATTTATTTGTCTGTACTACTGACACATCATCTGGGCGGCCCACAATGATTGAGCCGGATGATGCGCGTGCAAGTGATTGTGGTTTTAGAGATGCACTAGGTGCAACCATGAACACACACTTTGCACTGATAGCACTAGCAGTAACAAGAGCCTCCATGAGCCCCTCGAGGCTACGGAGATCTCCTAGGAATTCAGATACGCGACTGCGACCGTATTCCTCTGCTTCTACTTTATTAAAGGTCAGACAAATCCAAGGGGTGATGTTTTGTGGAGCACGGCTATGAGAGCCATCCACAATCTCACCATCGATTTCTTGGTGCCATTCCCAGTGGCCATCTTTGAGGCGGGCGTGTGTATAGACAGTGGCATCATCCACTGTTGACTCACCAGCCACACCATATTTAGGACCGTCTTCTCCGGGGGAGTTTACGTCGTTGCCCTTTGCCATGACCCGCTGAAACTTAGCGGGCAGCATTGAGCGGTGGATAGATTCGCGGGTGACAACTTCAACTAGGTTTCCATCGCCGTCGCGACAGACAACATATCTCTCGAGTGGGTAGACCTTGAGGTTTTTCTTCCCGGCATATAGCAAGACATTGCCAGTGACGATGAGATGCTTCATCGCAGAGTGAAGCTGCACGCGATCAGAGCTTTCGGCAATCTCCTGAATGATCATCCGTTCCATCTTGGCGAGGGAAAGGTCAATCTCTGAGCGGATCTCAGGGGTTACTTCAGGAAGCTTCTCAAGCTCTGAGTCAACGATTTGCAGCTTGAAGAAACTCGTGTTTATAGGGAAGAGCGAGTTCATCAGCTTTGACGCCAAGGCATTACAACCTTTGGAGCCCACGCTTTGCCAAGGGATCGGCAGGCGCTCCCCCTTTGACAGACCATCGTCTGTAAGGAGGTAAGGGAGAGTCACCTTTGCACAATCTCTGGCTTCGTCGAGAAATGCTGTTCTGTCTGCGGTGAGCGAAAGGTATCGCGTTTGTGCAGACTCTTTCATCATTTAGGAATGTTCAGGCCAGTCTTTTTCTTAGGCTTAGTTGCAGCCTGTTGTGCCGGAGCATTAGCAATTCCAAGTTTGTTGGTGAGAGCGCTGAGGCCACCAGCAGATTGCTGCAACCGGGCACGCTTACCTTTCTTGCGCTTCAAGACGCCTTGTTCTTTGCCAGTAGCGCTGGATGCCACAGGGGCTGCTAGGGGCAAAGGTGCATCAGGAGTCGGCGGCGGTGGGGGTGCAGGGGCGGGCGGAGCCATCGCCGGAGGATCGGGGATTTTTGGAGGGCTAGGAGCGCACATTATTCTTCGAGTAGAGATTTAATGTATTCGACAACAGAACGTTGGCCAGCCATATACATGATCTTGGCGTGTGTGTCGTCGGGTTTTGGTGTATAAAGTGGAAACATGATGTCCACCTCTTCGACGATTTTGAGGAGCTTGTTATCTCCTACAAAGATGTCATCCATATTGAGGTAGGTTTACATTGGATGCCTCAAAGAAGCTAGGCATACGTGAGCGTTGAGTATCGGCAAGGCCAGCAGCCAAACCACGGGTATAAAGACTGTCGGATTGATTCATCCAGAAGTCCTTGGAAAGATACTTGTTCTGATGCAAAGGCAGCAGATCAGACATAACCCAATCCACTGTGGCTTTGCGAAGCTTGTCTAAACCAACAGTGCTTTTAAGACCAAGGTCATGAGCACACATTGCGTGCGTTTTTACGTGCTGAACTTCATCTCTCGAGATGTCAGCGCTCAGGGATCTCATGCCAATATCTCCCAGGAATCTATACGCTGGGAGCAACACAAAGAACACAGAACGCTCGAGGATGCTTGCCTTGAGGATTGGATGTTCCGGTGCCTCGATCCAAGCCTGGCGGATCACCTCAGCCTCTCGCTCAGCAGCAGGGTCAGTGCCGTGGGCTTGGCATACCAGCTCAAAACCCAGGTCATGCTTGTCCTCATCCATCTGATTGTGGATCAAGGCCTCGAGGCAGCCAGGCACATTAGGAAGATCTTTCTCTAGACCCTGCTGTAGAAATTCTTTTACAGGCAGTTCCAAGTTGCGGAGAGCGAGCATCTTGTAGATGGTCTTTTCGCTGCCCTCCACAAGTGGACCCCGATCAACTGCCAAGGGAGTCCACTTCCGTTTTTGTTTAATAGCTTTTATGTAGGGATTCATTTATTCAGCACATGATGCACAGAAGTTGTCAGATGAGTCAGGCTCCATATCAAAGATAAATTTATAGTCATCGTCCAGTAGATCTGTAACGCTGTCTTTGCGTTGCGTATCAGTCTGCACTTGCAAGCTGTAGTACATCGAGGTCAAAGATGAATCAAGCCAGTCTTGAATCAACTTCTCGTCATACTGAATTTGATCGCTCCATGAGTTGAAACTGTATCCATGGAACAGGCCTGTGCGCTCGAGCATCTTGCAGATACCAGTGCTCACGTTCCAGTAAGCCTGCCAGCCAACCTCCTCAGCAATCTCACAATCTGGAGGGTATGCGTAGGAGGTGACACCGAACGTTCCGCTATCGCGATCAACGTCCCGTGCAATCGGAGGTGCTATCTCAGGGGTCGTTGTATAGCCACGGGCATCCTGATAGCGGTAGGCGCATGTTGCTGTGGGCGCAATGGCGAAAGCGCGAAGCATATCCGCAGCACGGGCAACATTAGCCGCAGCAGAGATAGCCTCTTGGAATTTCGAGGCGAGCCGCCAAGCAGGGGTGGAGGGAACATCGCGGTTGTTAATTACGTCATGCAGAGCTTCGCCAAAAGATGCGTAAGTGATCTGCTCTTGTGCAAGCAAGTTGGCAAGGCCAATAAAGCCCATACCAACCTGACGATCATCTTTGGGATCTAGGTATTCACCTGAGTCTTCAACACCTGTCTTCGCGTGCAAATCCACAAGATCTTCCATGACAGCCACGAAAGCTTCTGGAAGCTCATCTGGCGTACATTTAGACAAGTTGCAGTGCTCTAAGAGACAAGTACCCCTACTCAAAATTGCAACTTCGAGGCAAACGTTAAATCGAATACGCCTGCCATATTGATCGTGCTTGACTTTGGCAAGCCAGATGTCACCTTTGCGAATCCCATCGAGTAGAGATTCGCGTAGATCTACCTCCATGTCATCCCACCAGCTTTGGGTGAGATTGACGCAACGCTTTAGCCACGGAATCTCGTGACGTGGCATCTCAATGAACTCACGCAAG